TCGTGATTGTTGGTTCCACTTGGCTCGTGGAAGATGTACCAGAGGCAAAAGATGGAGAGGAGCACAATAGCACCGACAATATAATAAAGCTTAGGATAGCCAGTAACTGTAGTCTTGATTTTTTCATACATATATACCCCCTATATATTACTGCCCCATTGCTGAGCGTAATATTTAGCTTTCATTCGTATTACATCGCCACCACTACCAGGTTCATCACCTTGGGTAACCACCCATAAGTCCCAACGCTCACATGTAGTTGTTGGACCATATGGATCATGTGCGTAAAACCCGTCCATGTTATCCGCTGCCTCAGCATGAGTTAACACGTTGCTAATGCTAGCAGGCAGTCCTAGGTCTACGCATAATACGGCAACCACTTGCGCTAGCGTTTCAATTTGTGCAGCAGTCGGTGGATAATCACCTAGGTCATTTACCCATTGAGCCCCATAAGCACAATCTAAGGATATGCCTACAGCCCTGCCATTACGCATCCAGGTATGACTTTTATGGTCTGTTAATTCACCGTCGATGTAAATATTCCCGCACCCATCAATATTGATGTGGTAATCGTCAAATTGTTGATTATATCGACCTGCAGTCCAGTGTAGGTATACTTTATCGATGTAACCCACAGCCCTACTACAGTAGTCGTTTAAGTCGCTTAAACTAACGTTTATCATCCGCACTCCCCCTTTCTATCATAGGTGGTGTCTTTGGTTGTTCTTCTAGCTTATCAGGGATGCCATTACCATCCTTGTCTATCCAAAGCGCTAAGAACCCTACAAGGGCAGTTAGCACACTTGGGATGAAGATATGATCAATGATGTTAATCCCTGTGCTAATTAATTTCCCTAATTCATCGGATACGTACCCCATAGCAAATGCCATTACATACTCGATGACTACTAACATAATTGGTACTAGCATAACGAGGACTAATGCCCTCGTTGCTAATACACCTGTAGGGTGGATATTGGCCACCCTAACAGATTGAAATACTTTCTTAGCGCTGTCCATGAGCCGAGGTGGTATGTTCATGTAATTCCTCCCTTAACTCATTAATTCGCTTTTCCATAGATTCTAGTCTAGTGGTTAACATCATAAAAGTAGCTGCGGACTCAGTACGTTCAGCACGTGACTGTTTCATTTCGTCCTTTAGCTCACATAGTGTGTCGAATAATGTACTCCACTTGTTCGCGAATTCTATGCCATCTTGTTTTCGTTGTGCTTCCAGACGGTCTAATAGAGGTACTATCAGAAGCCGATATCCTGCACCTGCGACTATGCCTACGATAGTTAATGTCGTAAGCAGGTCGTTTAATTCAAACTGCCAAGTCCAAATGAGATATGCCCCCCCTTACTATGTGCTAACTAAGGACTGATTATAAATGGTCTACAGTGTCGCCTACATTAATATATTTATGTTTGCTATCGTCCCATTCAACTCTGGATGTTTGAAACCAAACACTACTTACACCATCTTGTAAAGTGCCTATTTTAATAGGTTTGTACATATATTCTCTATTAGAGAATGCAACATTTTGGGGAGTTTCAACAACAATAGGAATATCACCGATAGCATTATTATTTTTATCTCGGAAACTATATTGATTATCTTGGCCATCTTTAGTTGGTAGGCTTACATTCTTGCTTGTTTTAATTAACACGCTATCAATTTGAGTAACCAGCCATTTCCCAAGTACTTTGAAAGCGTTATTTCCTTTGAAGTTAGTTACGTCAATTTCCAACTTGCGACCAAACAAGGAGTATCTTGCACCATTTTCCTCAAATGTGTCATCAGCGTTGGAATGAACCTCTACCCCTTTAATCTCTACACTGCCAACCTCACGATCAGCCAAATCATAATATTTAACCAAGATATTAGCAACTCCAAATGGTGAGATAGGAACACGCATATTGTCGCTCTTAAACACACGTTTCTCGCCGTCGTCAACGGAAACCTTGAAGTGTGGCTCCCCTTTTAAATCTATGAATGGTTGACCTTCTAAAGGCTGAGCATATTCTATCGGTTTGTAAGATACCTTAATGGTATCTCCAACCAGCTCAACCAATTTGGCAAGAACTGTTTCAACGCTAGAGTCGGCGAGATATACGTTCTTTTGTTTTAAAAGTTCTGCTGCTTTTTTAGCACTGCCTGGCTCTCCTTTAGGACCAGGATTACCTGGTGGCCCAGGCTCTCCAATAGGCCCTGGTTCGCCTTGAGGACCTTGTGGACCTCTTAAGCCCTCAAACAAAGGTAAAATAGAGTCTTTATCGAATTTCAAGGTCAAAGTATTATCTGCCATTATTTAGCTCTCCTTCCAAAAACCTACTATGTCAAAAATATACCTCTTACTAGCAGCCACACCCCAAGCTTTAATATTTCTAGAGTTAGGCTCAATGTAAACGCTGTTATTGTTAGTATCTATAGCGACCTCTAATAATCTCGAAGGAACAGGAGCATTAGCTGGCAATGTAGCAATAACACCGCCATTTCCACTATTCTGTGTTAATACAATATCCAAGTGTATTTTCCCAAAGCCACTCAAAGGGCTATACTCTAAATACCCTCTACCGTTTCCACGTTCGCCAGCTCTAGCAATACCCCAGATAACGTCATATGATCTAACAGCAGCCGCTCCGCTTATGCTATCTCCTTTTGGGCCTTTAAGTTGTTGCTTTTGGCTTTCGGTTAAATCTTCAAAGCGTAATGGCTCGCCCTTAGGGCCTTGGGGACCTCTTAATGCTTCGAGTTGCGCTGCTGTAAAATCAGAATATTTGAATGGTTCGCCTTTATCGCCCTTTGGCCCTTTAAGTGCGTTAAGTTGGTCTTGCGTGAAGTCAGAATATTTAAACGGCTCACCTTTAGCTCCGTCTCTTCCTGGTGGCCCAGGAGGACCTTGCAAGCCTTGTTCACCTTTTTCTCCGTTAACTCCGTCTTTACCAGGAGGTCCTGGTGGCCCTTGAATACCTCGCTCGCCGTTTACACCATCAACGCCATTTTTACCAGAGTCCCCTTTAGGACCGTGTAAGCTATCTAACCAGTCTTGTTCGGAACCTTTGAAGCCGTGAGCCACTGCGATAGCGTATGCACTTTCCCCAGGGCCCTTTAATAATGGCAAAGTTGTATCTTTATCAAGTTTGATATTTAACGTGTTATCTGTGCCCGCCATGTTTTCCCTCCTTACTCATGCATTGAAATGTCCGGAACGATTGTAATCGTACCTTGACCAATTTTTAGCCAGTGATCATCGTTATAAAGAAAAGCGTCATAGATATAATCGCCACCCTTTATTTTCTTCTCCGCTGACTCTTGGCCAGAAATGAAAAACCTTACCTGTTTAGACTCTACCACAGGATGCAACTCTAATATCATATTGTCATATGGGCGCTTGCGAATTTTACAAGCGCCTTTATATTGACCTAACGTCATATCGCTATCTGGCGGTACAACATAACTGATACTAAAGTCTTGTCCGGCATAGAGTGTTAAATCTTGTTCGACCATATAGCCTCCTTATTGTCGTGCAATAACCAATACATATAATTCACCGTAGGAGTAACATTCAACGTCTTTAAAGCCTGGGTTACTGCCGTCTTTACCAGATGTCGCCATGTCTAAGTATCTGGATTCTACTATAGCTCGGCGCTTATCTTTAATCCCTATGTTTACCTTGTGTAGACGATTAGTACGGAAGTATATATCGCAACTACCTACCCATCTTGCTTTTTGTTGACTGTATTCACTGTTGGAGATACTCTTACCTACTGGAGCAAGTCCGTCATCAGATACTCTAGGAATGTATGGACCATGGTTACTAGCTCGGCAATAGCTTTCAGTTTGAACATAACCAACAGGTACAAATGTACATTGATTTTCGTTAAACCCTTCTGGTAGTGGACACCAGTCACCATGACGTACTTTATAGATTTGTACATCAATGTTTCTGATTTTAAACCCGGCTTGCATAATCAACTGAGCATCAATACGTGAGCCTGTAATATTAGCGCCTACGATATTGCCGTTTTCATCGACCTTAAATGAGCCTGTCTTATTTTGAAGCACACCGCCGATAACCTTACCACCTGTTACAGTCCCAAGGTTACCACTGATCGCACTTAACTCACCGACGTCCATCTTATCTGCAGACACGGCTTTAGCAGCGAGCATCTGTTTAGTAATGATGTTATTGTCGAACAGTGCCTCACCAGTTACGTGTAGTAGCTTGCCACTAATTCGTGTACCTGTGGAGCTTAGATTAATACGACTTACAATCTCATCGCCATTCAACGCTTTTAGCTTAAGGTCAATACCTTCAGATAATTGGCTAAACTGTGTAGCCATATTAGTGGTTAGGCTTTGTACTTGCGTAGAATATGCATTAGCAGTTTGAGTAAGCTCCTTAATCTTATCGTCCATAGCTTTAATGCCAAGGGCTTCCTTATTAATTAAAGCCGGGTCAATACTAGCCGGTACAGAGCTACCGATAGTATTGGAATAAGCCCCCTCACCAAACACATCAACGTAAGCGACTTTAACATCAAATACACCTGGGTCATGAGGTATCATATTTACATTTGTAGTAACGAAATACCTCTCTGTGTCGATGTAGATATTAGCGCCTATACAAGTATCCGGTATACTATCAAAGACTACGCTCACGCCTGTAATATTGCCTTTTACTTTGACATTTGTCGGAGCACTAGGAATAGATGCGTTATAGTCTAATCTAAGAGCAGGACCATAACCCTTAACTGGATTGTGTGCGTAAACAAACACCGCACCTCTACGAGCCGATAACTTAATTTCAGAGCGGATGTCTGTAGTCTTAGCAAGTCTATTTGTAGCTTGGCCAACATTACTATCAAGTCGCACTTCGTAGTAATCAATGTAGGTATTCTCTACTGGGTCCCATGCAGCAGTGATCGTCTTACCGATTTTAACTTCACCACGAGCCGGTGCTTTAGGTGTGGCCACACTCTCAGCCGATACAGTTGCAGTGATACGAGCCTCAGCCTTACCGCTTTCATTACCCGATGTATCAATAGCAGATAACTTGAATTGGTAATTACCAGTATTAGGGATGAAGTACGAGTAGGATGTACCGCCTATATGTTTAATGAGTACTACATCATTGCCGTCGTATAGCGTGTATCCATGTAGATCTGCCTCTGTATTAGGTTCCCACGATAAGTGAAGTACGCTGCTATTGACTGCATCCTGTGTCACCTTAAAGCCTTTAGGTGTAGCCGGTGGTATTTCCTTACCACTTACATACACTGCACGCTCTACACCCTCATACGCAGCTCCTGTATCACTTGTACATACAATCTTAACGTCGTAATTGACGTCAGTCGCTACGCTTGGAATAGTTACGCTAGTAGCACTACCATCTAATACCTTGAACTGTTGCCACTCCTTAGCAGTCACAGGCTTGTAATAAACGATGATATTCTTAGCAACTCTATCCCTTGGTAACTGCCATGTTCCGTTGATATCACATAGTACAGTGCCGTCCTTTAAGGTCTTAGTGTCAGCTAAGAGTACTAGATTAATAACCTTAAGTACATCGGACTGTGTAGTATAGTCAATGATAGGAACGGAACCGTCATCGCCTGCGTATAGCTCAGGATAGTATTCAATACAGGATATCTTGCGAGTCATTTCAGAATTTGATTTACTAATAGACAATACCCTAAATGGCTTAGCTTCCTTAGTAGCCTCACCATAGGTGTATAGATCATCAGTTTGGACAACTACACTCTTAGCAAGAGTTAATGTATTACCGCTAGCACTAGCCACGTCATAAGATTCTAATGCATCTGTAGTGGCGTTACGTACCATGAGTCGGTATGTCTTACCTTGCTCGAATGTAACGTCTCTATCAATGACTACCTTATTACCAGTAGCAGATACCACACGGCCACCTTGTCCCCAGTCTGTCACATCGTGTTGTAATAGAATTACATCACCGATTGTGCACGCTATTGCATCTGTAAAAGCCTCGAAGGTACAAGTACGCACCTCGTACTTATTCGCTCTTAGATAGTGTTTAGCGTAATTATAGGCTTGGTCTACGTTATCACATCCCATGAGTTCTACTTGCGCAGGACTAGCAAGAGATGTAGTTACGTCATATTCTTCGCTGAATACCGGAAGTACGTCACGTTCATAATCCTTAGCCTTATTAAGGAAGGATACCTCGATGGCGTTTGCCCTAGATGATGTAGCTTGGAACTCTTCCATAAAGGAGTCCATCTTGATATTGCCTACTGTGAATAACTGAGTAGGTGTAGCAGCATAATCATAGATGCAACTGAATCGAGTACCTAGAGGGATTACTTTACCTCTGCCTACGTTCTCAGCATATTTAAGCGCATCCCATACTTGGCTAGCACTGTCATAAATGTAGTTAAATGTAATATGTTTCTCGTCGCATTTATCAGCCCAAGCCTTAAATGCATCGTATACGAAGCGTTCCCGAGGAGCTCCTTTAACTACATACTCATCGCCAATCTTTCGGCAATGATGAAGGATATCATAGCAAGCCCACGCAGGGTTATTAGCCGGCTTAGATTCATACGCTCCAGTGTAGGTGTTAAATACCCATACTGTTTTACGCTCTTGTAACCAGGTCACGTTTGGATCATTACCATTTAATTGGTCAGTCGCTAGTGCCTTAATACCTATAAGTACTTTGCCAGGGTGAATGAAATCATCGTAAACAATCTGGGTTAACTGTGACCAGTATACTTTGTTCACATGGCGGTTAGAGTTGCCGTCCTTATGTGCACATCGCATACGCACTTCATACTGGCCAGGTTCCTTTACATCGAACCGGAACACACGATAGATAGCTTTATTGGATTTATCCCTAATAGTACCTGAGTACTTACTTGTATCAATAGGTGTATTAGAATGGCTAAATAGTCGGTACCATCTACCATCTTTCTTTTCAATCATGCCCTCTTGGCCACCATTATTACTTAGCGGTAAAGATATCCATTCAGCTGAACCTACTTTACGATAGCCACCTTCAATAGTGACTGATGTTTCACTTAGTCCGCCTTGGTCATTAGAGTAGTACAAACCATTAGGGAGTGATACTGTAACCTCTAATGCAGTAGATAAATTACCTTGCGTTTGATGAATTGACCAATCGTTCGTAAGCTCATATGTCAATGGTTGGTCAGCGTAGTTATCATTGAAGTTAGGGATAACTGTTTGGTCGTTTGTACCTAATCTAATATCAACTTGCACATCCTTGTAGTTACCTACAGGGTTGCCATTCAATTTGATATTAGAAATAGAATCGATAGGACCTTCACCTGCGCAGTATAGCAAGTTAAGATACTGCTTACTGCCGTCGCTAATTACGTGACGAGATATAAGCATACCTGCACTCTTACACTTACCATAGGTAATCGCTAATGGATGACCTTGGCCAACTATCGTTTGTGACCCTTGCCACCCATAGGTAGCTGACTGCTCTGTATTTGAGCTATCAGTCTTAGGCGCCGTTAATTTAGATATGATCGTGTTACCAATCATACCGATAGCCATGGCAGCCAATGTACGACCTAATACGCTAGTGATACCAAAGATAGCACCAGAGGCGATACCTGCTGTAGCGATTGATAAGCCAATAGATAACAAGATACCAAGTACTTGCTTTTCTACCTTTGGTAATACCACTACATAGGCTTCATCTGTAGGTGATGCGGTATCGTCTACTAGCTCGCCATTGATGGAGTACACCCAGTTACCTGGTTCTGTAAAATACTGGTTAAGTTTCTTACCTTCAACAAAAGGCACAAGGGTCTCTTGTCTAGTGGTAAGGTCGAATGGGTTTCGAGCAATTACTAATCTAATCATTATTGAGCCTCCTTGTGCCTGTACATTCCTAATATACGTTTTCTCAATCTGTCCATTGGTACGATACATACACCCGCATATTCTGTGGAGTGTATCATCTTACCTTCGCCTACATATACGGCTACATGGTCAGCATTATTACTGTAGAGGTTCATGACAATTATGTCCCCTACTTCAGGTTCCTTGACTTCGTGCCAAGGAGAGTTCATGTCTGGCCAATATGTCATATATGGCCCCAGTTGAATACCCGCTCTTTTGTACACCTCTACCACAAGCTCCCAACAAGGTAACTCCTTCCACGGAGTGCCTATTAGGTTATTTAGAGTTAGAAGCATATAATCCCCCTTGTGGTATTGTTGGCTCACCGCCAAATCTAACGCTGTTATTTAACTCACGACAGCGTTTTAGAGTTTTGTTACATGATTGTGCGTACCCTTTGTATCCGCACTCTACAGACTTAAATTTAAAAGGACAGTAGTCTTTCATTACTCGAACAGGTGGGAACCTACGAGAGAATGAGAAGTCTGTACCTAATGTGAACACTACCCAGTCTGCTTTAGATTGGGATGCATTAATGATGAACGTTTCTTCTAGTTCAATGATGTCCGGTAAGTTAGTATTGAAGATACGAATATTGACCTCACAATCTGTGAGGCCTTTATTCTTTTCTACTAACCGTTGGATAGTCCCGGTTACATTCGCTACAGAGAGTTTAACGTTAGGCATCTGCTTAGTGTCCTCATTAATATCCTCTAGCTTGAATGGGAACGCTGTGTACTGCTTACCCGCTAATGTTAAATCCTCTGTGTTATTCACTAGAAGGATATTGCCTTCAGGGTGGTGTAGCTCAATAGCCATTACCCATGCTCCAGTGGAGGATATCTTATTCTTTTCGATAATTGATGCAGTTGATAACGTTAACATCTAAGCCTCCTGTAACTGAATAGAACCTGTCCATGTCCCATAATCACTAGCTGAAAAATGGAGTTGGTCAGCGAACCTAACTCTAATCTTGGCCAATGTCTCAGGGTGTGTCCAAAGGAATATCTCTGCAGTATTTACCTGGTCAAAGAAATTCCTTAAGCGGACATACTCTGTAGTTGGGATTTTATAATTCACTGAATATGATCGTAATGCTTTCGTAGTCTTACGATGGGTTAACATCGTCATGTTTTCCACCTGAGCCTTACGACTTACATCAGGCGTTGTTTCATCGATAGGGTATATCGGATATCTAATGTTTGGGAATTCTAACATACGCTATACTGCGGCTGCCTTAATGGCATCACGCATACCTCCTTTGTTTGTCATAAGACTAGATACTACGACATCAACTATCATTTGTTCGCCGTCAAACTTAGTCTCTTGTTGTTGGCTATCTAGTTGTTGGCCAGATTGATTAATGATGTTAACCGTTACCTTACCTGCTCCGTCACCACCAATCATCTTACGTGTTTGGCTCGCATTATAAATGCGATGTGAAGAGTTAAACTGTAAGAGCTCTGGACCATTTTCACCAACAAGAGTCATACCTGCAGGAGCGATACCACCGCTTGCGAACTTACCCATACTGTTACCAGTAAAAGCAGCACCGAAGGAACCGCCACCAGAGAATGAAGATACATTCCCATGACCTACACCAATAGCGCCGATACCGCTTACTACACCACCAAATAGGCTTTGTAGCTTAGGTTGTACGTACTGTTGGAAGGATAGGTTTACGAGCATCTTGAGGATACTATTTGTAATATCCTTGAAGATATTTTTAAGCCCCTTACCGAATGACTCAGCACCAGTAGCGATACCTTCTAAGTGACTAGTGAAGGAAGAGTTAATACTGCTCATCGTACTATCAAAAGTAGACTTCGCTAGGTCACCATAGTTAGTCACTTGTTGGTTATACTGTCTAGCACCTTCTGCTAGACTAGTACGCAAGTTACGCCCTGCTGATTCCCATAGCTTTTGTTGAGCTTCAACTAAATTCTTCTCAATCTGTAAGCGTTGTGTAGCGCTTAATTGAGCTTCATTAAGTTCAGATTGTGCATAAGCGATATAAGACTTAAGGGACTCATCAAGCACCTTATCTGCATCTTCTTGAGATACACGGCCAAGTTTCACTAAGTTAGACTGCTTATCCACATCTTCATTAAGTTGCGTATAAGCTAATTCACGAATTTTCTGATTAGTTTCCGCCGTAAGCTTTAACTTTTCAGCATTAGCTTTTTTCTCAGCTAGTGTCTTGTCACCAACTGCTTTTGTATACTCACGAATGTTATCGTCAATCTGAGCTTGTTGGGCTTCAGATTCAGCCTTGATAAGTTGCAAGCGATCGCCAGTACGTTCAAGGTCTAATTTGACGATATCTTCATTCATTTTACGAACACGTATCTTTTGGTTGCGGTCAGCTTCAGCTAGTTTCTTTTGGTATACTTCCTCATTCTTAGCTTTAGCTTCCGCTACAAGATTGGAATCAGCAAGTGCTTTAGCGTTAGCATTTTTTAGCGCATCATTAGAAGCACCACTGCCAACACCAGTAGGAGCACTACCGCCATAAGCCTTAGCATATAGCGCTGTATCTACATAACCTGTTACAGCACCGAAGTCACCTTCAATAGAACTAGATTGAAGTACTTGGCCAGGACCGATACCACCAGGACCATGAGAGTTAGCCCCAGTATACCCACCATTTCCATCAGCGATGACTATATGGTTATCACCAAGCACAACTACACCATCGCCTGCTTTAGGAACGTATCCATCGCCTGCATCGTGCCATGCACCAACCGCTCTTGAATCACGCATTATGTACGGTACATATCTAGCAGTACTAACGCCGAATGATGCTCTGATACTATCTGCGAATAGCTTACCGCAGTCTGTAGCCCAGTCACCTTCAGCACCTAATACGTACTTCTTGCCTAATTGAGCATTGGCTGCATCTAATACACTTGAAGCTTCGCCAGTACCACCACCGCCACCATTTAAGCCGGCAGCGGAACGAATAATATCTCGAATGTTCTTATTATTAGATTCATATTGATTCTTTGCGTTTAGCTTATCGATTTCGTATTGACTACCATCAATCTCTAAAGATTGAAGTGTAAGGCTACGAATGAGCTCGTTAAGACGTTCTACAGAGCTTGCCAATTTCTCGGCTGCTTGCTCTGCCTTTTTAGCTGCCGCCTCTTGGGCTTTAGCTGCCTTACCGGCTTCCTCATTAGCTTTATTGATAGCTTCATTATTAGTTAGACCGTTCTTAGCATTTTCGATTTCTTGCTCCATCTTAGCTTGCTCTTCATCGGCTTTTTTCTTCGCAGCATCTGCCGCTTCCTTAGCCTTGATGGCAGCATCGATTTGAGCGCCCTCTTCTTTAGTTGCTAAACGATCGTTCTTAATAAGTCCGAAGAATGCACTATCTTCTACCCAGTACCGCCCATCTTTGTTAGCCATGTAGGCAGCATTAGTACCTGGCGCATTGAGGTTCTTATGAGCTCTAAGCCCATTCACATCAACGCCTAGGTCAGTACCTTTAGTAGCTTCCTTATAGCGGTAATCAAGTAGTGCCTTACCTGCAAGACCAATAGCAGTAGCCAACGCAAGCCAAGGACCTGCGGCTGCTATTGTAGCCAATCTCATGAACTTTAATGCGCTCGTGATAGATTGGATAGCAGTGATAGCTATACCTGCTTCTAGGCCAAATTTTACAAGCCCTGAGATAGCATCTTTCTGTTCAGTTGCCAGGTCACTATATGTCTTAGTCAGATTAATAGCACCTTGAGCATATTCCATAACTACAGGTAGTAACTCTTGGCCAATCATAATAGCCAATCGTTTTCCTGTTTGTTCCATATCTTTCAACTGACGATTAAAGGATGCGGACTTTTGAGCTGCTTCATCATTGATGATAAGCCCCATTGCTCTAGCACGGTCTTCGACTTGCTTCATTGCCTCAGCGGACAGATTCAGCATCCCGTGTAGTTGGTAACCTGTTTTACCAAACAGCTCCATCTCAACCCGTGTCTTTTCGGCACCGTCCTTCATGTTCCTTAATCGGTCTTGAATGATAGTGAATACTTCAAGAGTATTCTTGCCTTGAATCTGATCAATGCTAATTCCTAGACGGCTGAACATATCAGTCGCTAGTTTGCCTTCAGCGGATGCAACTTGCATCTTGTCCTGAGCGGTGGAGACTGCCTTCGCAAACTTAGCAAACGCTACTGTACTTACATCAGTAGCAACGCCCATATAGTTGGCCACAGAGATGAAGGTACTGGCCTGTTCAGCAGTAGCCCCTGTAAGGGACTGCATCTTCTTTACAGACAAGTTCCAAGATAGTGCTTCTTTAGCAAGCTTTGTTCCTAACCCTGCTATACCAGCACCTGCACCTATGGCGAATAATTCATTCTTTAACTTTGAAAGCTCTGCAACTGTTCCCTTAGAGGTAGCGGCGATTTTCTCTAAACCGGCTTGCGCGTTCTTGTCGGTCAGTTGCACTATGATATCTACTACGTTATTCGACATCCTTATTCATCGCCTCCATTTCTAAACCCTCTAATATCCACATAAGACTAAATAACATAGGATTTAGGTTGATGTTATTAATCTCTGCCACCGTACGTATAGCCGGATAATCAAACCCTGCTAGTCCTCCAGAGTGGTAAATACGTTGACTACGTGATAGGTTGTACAGCTTCATAGCCAGTTTTGAACCGAACAATAGGCGTGGTGGGTTATAGTCACACTCGGAGCAGTCGAAGGACTGCTTTGTAGCGGTCTGTAATTCCTTACATCCCTGGCAGTACTTCGGCTTATCCGAGGACATCCACCTCCACGCCTCTTCTAGTTTTTTTCTGTTTCTTCTTGTAATTGATATGTCAATGTAATGACTTCACCTGCGAAGGCCATTGCATCCTTATCACTTACTGTATTGAGTTGTTCGTCTGTGAGCTTATACACATCAGTTAAGATGAAACGCATAATATCACGACTACGAACGATAGATGCTACTTGATCATCAACATCTACTGGGCAATACACGAAGTCTAAACCGGCTTTGATTAAGCTATCACGTTCAGTCCATGTAAGGGCTCTTGGTTTTAATTCGTTACCTTGAATATTCATAGATACCTCCTAATGAATTAGATTAGTAAGAAGCTTGGCTGTTAACCAATTCAAATACTACTGCGGATTGACCTGCATCATCACCATAGTATGCTTTGAATGGAAGTTCGATATTTACGCCTTTAGGACCATCAATACCTGGGGAGTTACGTTCGTAAATCAACTCAGGTAACTTAATAGTCAAGGAGTTAGTACCTTTAGTAAGGGTTAATTCCAAGCTAGATTCAGTACCATTTACTGCTTTATTTAATAGATCCATATTTTGGAAGAAGGCTTTAATAGTACCGGATACGCCGATAATACCTGTATCAATGTAAGTACGGAAGCCTTTACCACCGATAGCATAAGAGTCACCGTCCAAACCGAAGTCAATGTCAAGACTCATGGACAATACATTCGCTACAGTAGCGCCACCTTCTTTTATGGTGGCTTCGAGGTTTTCGAATGGAGTGAATACAATAGACTTAGGTGCAGTATCGAAGGGAACCGCTGCCATAGTTTCTTTACAACCCATTACATCAATGGATGCAGTTAATTCCGCATCACCACCAAAGTTCAAGGACATCTTATTCATACGTACGCCAGAGAACTGTTGGTAAGTACTAATGTCCTTATAACCTTGTTCAAAGGTAGCAGATGGCATATCTGGACCAATTTTAAATACGTGTTTTTTGCCAGTACCTTGTGCTGTTGTAGTTGGAGCGCCAAAGCCTAGCTTTAACCAATAACCAAATCCCAATACATCAACTGGTGGAACAATGCTACCAGATGTATCGATATTACCGCGACTAGGTGCCGCTGGATTACGTGTACCTCGAATAACAGAGGAGTCATTCAAGTTTTGGCTTGCCTTTAAGGAAGAACTGATAATAGGCATTACCACGCCACCAGTAGATGGTGTAGTACCGAAGTCAGTTTCAAAGGCCATTGTAAGAGAAGATTGTGCACCTTGTGCACGTTTAGCTACTGCCATGTTTAGCCTCCTAATATTCAACATTACCGCCAATTACATGCGGTATTTCTATAGTGTATGTGGCTTTACCTGGATATACAGGACGCCACGAGATATTGTCTGTTTCGTAGTCAATGTTAATGACAGGGTAGTTAGGGTTAACTGCCATGATACATTCGACAAGTAATTGGCCAAGTTCGTCACACTCGAACGCTCCTGTGTATTTCACTACACGACCTTCACGTTCTACCTCATTTCTCACTATCCCCCATGCAAGTTGGAGTGTGTAAGAGTATGAGCTAGCCAACCCTTCGGACTTGTTATCCATCAGTATGATCACACATGGGCAATCCTCTTCAAGAGGTGCACTTGCTTCGTCATATCCGATATAAATCCCTAAATCCTTTCCGTAATGCTTCATACAGTAATTAGTAATTTTCTGATTACCCTTAATTGCTTCTGCCCATCTGTTAGCAATGACCGCTAGTGGAATAGTTTGCATTGCTACCTCACTTTATATGCTCGTCTACTAGATGCGAATTGAGTGCTTTTGCCTAGTGCATATTCACCGATTTTGGACTCTAGGTAAGGTACCAACTTAGGCTGTAGGGCTATCCTCATAGGACCAAACGTCTTACGAGGTTTAATCCTAAATTCAGACTTCCCTTTAGCAAGTTGAAAGCCACCGGCAAATAATGTCTTACGCATTGGCTCTGTGATTTGTTTCGTGTAACCACGCTCAATCTGTTCGCCTAATCGTTTAGCAGACGATGATAACCACCCTACTTTTACAGATTGCAACCTGGAGTCGTATTGGTAACCAACAGCTCGATACATCTTACCGAGAGGTGTATAACCAACTGTAGTCTCCTTTACGCCACCGGCTATAAGTTGAGCTCGGGATTTAAGCCCCCAACCTTCCTTATACGCCTTACCGCCATCTTTATAAGCACGCCTTACTTTAGCGCCAAATGCTGCCTCAAATTGAGCCCTCATTGTAGGTGGCATGAAGTTAGCATATTTATGGCCACCAGGTGAACCAGATTTAATTCCGGCCTTGATTTCCTTCTGCATCATCCAACCGACTGACTTCATAGCTTTCCTAGTCCAATCCGGTTTAGTATGAGCTATAAATTCAAGATACGGAGTAGCGGTGTCAGTAATGGTAATTGGTGAATTACTCATGGTCTTACCGTCCTAACGTTGGCCACAATTTCAAGACAATGCATTTTAGCGTCGCTATCGGAGATATGATCTACATACCACTTCTTACCGTTGATGTAGATTACATCTTTAGTCTTAGGTAGTGGCACGTCTTTAGTTCTAACCCATACCTTAGCTTTATCAGCAAGTCCAGTTACGAACCCAGAACCTTTACCATCATACTCACCGATTTCTACACTAGCCTTAATCTGCTTACCTTCATATGTTATTTTTTCGCCAAATACATCGAGTAAGGCGCGTTCATCATAGGTCAGCATAAGTTATACCTCATAGGGTTAATGCGGACCGTGTGGCCCGCATTTCCGGTAAAATACAATGATTAGTTTTTCAACATTACTGTTACAGTATCTTGAGTAGCAGTTTTAGGTTCTACTGCAATACCCAATGGCTTACCACCGGTTTTAGCAGCTTTACCAGAAACGAAGCTTACTGCGTCACCTACTGCGTAAGTATCAGCTTTAGTAGCGTCTACTTTGAATACACCAGTAACTTTCAATGCACCCATTTCGCCAGTTTTGATATCGGTAACAGCTACACCATGAAGTGCACCTGCTTCTACGATATCGCCGGCTTTAATATCTGCTGTTGCCACATAATTGATGCGGTCTGTTTCATATACGAATTTTGCCATATGTGTTATATCCCCCTATTATTTACCTGCGTTTTTATATAAACCACGGAAGTCAAGAGCGCTTACGCCACAGTCAAATGCTACTTTGTATTCAATACCATCTACATCGAAGCCTTGGCGAGTTTCAAGACGTGGAGTTTCTACGCCGTTCAAGTAAGTTACTTCGATAGTGTCATGTTGAGTTGCATCTGCTACTAAGTACCAAGCATCTGGGTCAGTCAATTCTGCATCAGCTACAACAATGAAGCGACCTTTGTAAGGGTTAACTACACCGGAGTTTACACCGTCTACTGCTGCAGTAGAGTTAACGATTTGGTATGCAGTCATTTCAAGTTCTGGAGGAACCACCAAGTATTTAGGTGTAACGTTAAGAGTTGCTTCACCTTGAATACCTTTTTGACGGCGCATAGCAGTAATTGCTTTAGCAATTGCTTTAACAGATAATGCTTCACCAGTTGCAGCAACGTTACCATGTTTAGAGTCAAACAATGCTACATTATCTTGCATTTTAACGTTACCAGTTAATTGAGCGTATACCATTTTGTTTACTAAGCGTTTAGCTGCAGAACCATATTTAGTAGCAATTTTGGAGAACATGCCTAAGTCGTCGTTGATGATCGCTTGACGAGTTAGGCTGAACAATTTACCATAAGTAGCTACTTTAGTACGAGCAGATGCTTCACCGAAGGAGTCTTGTTTGAATTGGCCACCTTCTGGTACTAATTCAAGGGTACCCGCTTCGGACAATGCTACGCGTGCAGCTTCTTTAAAGTCACGGTTAGAGCCTTTACCTGCCCAGATTTGGTAAGTAGTTTCAGCTTCATTGAAGCCTACCATTACGGATTTATTAGCTAAGTTAGACATGATAGCAGGGAATGTAGATGTAGAGTTAATAGCTGCGCGAGCTAATTCCATGTTATCGCCGAAGTTTACTGTAGAACCAGATTCACGGCGTAAGGATTCGCGAGCCATTTCAATCATGGAATAACCACGTAATTCTTGTGCACCTGGTGCTGCATCTGCTACAGGGATACCTGCTGCCATCAATACAGCGTCTTGTGCAGCGGCACGGAATTTATCGCTTTCAGCTTCGCCCATTGTTACGGATACACCTTTGTTACGAGCACGAAGTTGGTCCATTACCATTTCACGTGCTTCTTCAACAGATTTACCTAATACGATTGCTTCGTCAGCACCTTCTACATCGAAGTCACGGAACATTGCTGTAATTTCGGAAGTACGTTTACGTTCTTGTTCCATAGCTTTTTGAAGGTCTGCTTGAGTAAGCCCAGTTTCAACTGGTGCAGATTTTACTTCTTGAACTTCTAAATTTTTCTCTTGATCCATACGTGTGTTATCCTCCTGTGTGTCAATACTTGTATGAATTTCTTCAGCACTACGTCCTACGCCCACTGTTGGGTCAGCAGGAACAGATACAATGCTGATTTCTAAAGGTTCCCAATCCGTTACTACATAAGCCGGACCATTGAATCGACCGTTAGTAGATTTAGTATCTTCATCTTCTAATACTTCATATCGGTTGATTGCATAGCCTACGCTTACACCTTGTAGCGTACCGGACTGTACCTTTTGGAATATTGTTTCGGATTGTTCATCTGTGTCAAAGCGAACTAACGCTTTACCGCGGTTATCTTCTAGCCATACCTTCTCGACATGACCTACGACCGCATCACGATCATGATTAAACAATACCGTACCCAAGCCATTGTTAAAGCGCTCAAGGTTGATGCACTCTTCATCGTGGCAAAGGATTTCATCGCCGAACCAACGGCCATATGGCGTCTCGGAAGAGAATGATAATTCTACTGTCCGACTATCGGTATCGACGTGGTCAATAGTAGTTTCTCGACAGTAATTGCCAAGAACACTACGCTTTTGATGTTCACTCATTACTAGCCATCAGCTCCTTCCTGTGTAGTGTCATCATCGCCCATCGTTAGCGGTTGCAACTCACTGGAATAATCAAGTAACACCCCAAGCTCACGAGCCCTATCCTGTTCGAGTTTCCGTTGTTCAAGAACTTCCTCCCAATCACGACCGGATGCTGCACACACATCCTCTAGGGTTGTAAGACCAGATTTGATAGCTTCCTTATTAGCGTTAACCTCTTTTACTGGGTCAATCCAAGACCACCCTGGAGCAAGCCAAGATACCTCTTGGTATTTGTCTTTGTTCGCCAGGTAATCTGGAGGTAGTTCACCAGATAAATAGAGGGCATCAATAAAGGCTCTCCAAATCGGCATACAGAAATGTGCGATAACAAACTCTTGTAATTGACGGAACGTCTTTTGGTCCTCTAACAAGTTTTGACGTGCGGCCGAGAAGTTACCGGATATATTACGCGCTACGATGTCAGCGCTCATACCAAGACCGGACGAGATACGTCTAGTCTGAGTTGCCGAGTATTCACTTGCAGTTCCTGCGTTACGCTTAGGGTCTGCAAACTCGATAGATTCACCAGGGCTTAGGTGTCTAACCATACCTGGTGCCATTGTCATACTAGGTCTACCTTTGCTATCACGTGGAAGCAAGCTAGCTTGTCTAGCAGAATTTTGCGAAGTAATAAATGCACTGAAGCACGCTGATACACGTGCTGCGATTAAGTCTGCATCCATATACTCATCGATATCGTGGATCCGACGCAAGACTAACGCCAAGTGACTCATACCACGAATCTGAGTTGGACGAGTAGGCTTGAAGAATAAGAACGCCTGGTCTGTGGTTAACCGCATAGCCTCAAAGGTTCTCACACCCATAGGGTCTGCTTGGCTAACATGGTATGCTACAGGCTTTCCATATTCGTTTACCTCAACACCGCTAATGATGTTATTATTGCCATATTTAATGTCTATGGCTCCTATGTTCTCCGCCTCGATTAATTGGATAGCCAAGGGGAGATAATCGCCCTGTGCGGTCTTATTTACAAGAATTTCGCCATCGTACAACATTCTACGTAGTGCCATTGTTTGCAATTCGTAAAAGTTGGATAGCCCACGAACGTCTGCATTATCGGCTTCCGTCCATTTCGCCCAGGCACGCTCAATCTTATTGTTGAGTTGGTTATTGAGCTTACCGCTCTTATGACGTACCTTAGCTTGTGGCTTAATACCAGGACCGATTACGTTACGCAAGATAGCAATAACAGCAGACTCAGCTAAGTCACTGTTCATCTCAGCAGACCGTGCACGGCCACGGATAATATCACGTGAACCTGTTGCTAGTTGCTCGGCTGTACCAAATGCAGGTTGCCAATCACTATTCAGTCTGTCCATTGATGCAGCATCGTATTGACGGAGTGCTTCACGTGCAGCCATTCGTTCTAGTGCACGTTCAGGGTTAACCCAACCGATTACTTTATCTAAGATATTCATCGTCCACCCCATGTCACGTATGCATCAACTTGATACCCATTAGACTCTTCATGTACTCGTTGCATTAGCGTTTGTTCCCGCGCATAGAGTACTGGTAAGTCAATCGTCTTGAATCGTTTGCCACCAATCTGTAACTCTGAATATCCTTTAGTTTCGATATCCTCAATCACTTGGCGGACGCGTTCAAGTTGTTCATTTACATCGCTCATGGTTCACCTCCTATCTAAACCAATGGCCTGTGCTACCGATTCCGCTTCCGTAATCCTCATAGGATGTAGTATCTTCAGCTTCTTCGTAAGGCTCAGGTTCTACTAAATATTTAACTCCGGCAATATCAGCTACTGCCGCGTTATAAGTACATGTATCTAGCAAGTGATTCGTAGGATGTCCTGTAAGAGGTTTCCATTTAACAGTAACCTCACCAGTTTTCACATTACGTATCTCTTGCTTTTCTTCTGCCCTTAAGTGGTCCATGTATTCTTGAGGGCAGTCCTTGAATAAATGGATCGTACCGATTTCATCTGTAGGCCTTACCATTCGAGCGAAGATAAAGTCTTTCCAGTAATCGGTATTTAGTACATACAGTTTCAAGCCACCAATAACACCTTTTTCAACGCTTGACATTGAATACGGTGCTGTCATGGTTGTACTGTTGGATGAACCTTTAAGCGGGATGCAGATTTCAGGGAACCTTGCACAGAATTGATAAACCTCATCTGTTCTAAACCCTGAGTCAATACCGGCTTTCATTACCTGGCGTGGTTCTCCAAATTCACTTGGATACTCACGGTTGACGATAATCTCTTCTAGGTCATCCCATGTACTAGCTTGGCCATAGTCGATTAAGTATGACTTAACACCTGGCGCATATGCTCTCACTTCCCACCAGAAGTAATCGAGCTGTACGTCAACGCTTGCAATAAGGAGTGTAGCTTTATCAGGCACAACACCTCTGTCATACGTTGACTCTGTGAACTTAATATCTTGGGTACTCTTAGTCTTAGCAGACCGCCATGGTTCAGCTAGCCAAGAGTTGATAAAGTTCATTAGTTGGTCTGCGTAATCCTTAGAGGATAGGAATTCGTAAGCTACCTTACCAAAGGCTACCCAAGGACTGTATATAGAGGATAGGTGGTAGCCAACGGATCGTACTCTACAGTTTGGTACATTCTCCGTTCGCCATTCACCTCTTCGCAGCATTTCCATTTTGTACTTATCTTGTATTGGTTCCTTGCAGTGCTCACATTCGTAGTACGCTGTATCACGTACTAGGTCTTTATTGCCGTTCGCACTTTCAGGCCATTTAATTTGTTTAAACTTGAGGACCTGATATTCTCCGCAGTGTGGACAAGGTACGTAGTACTCTTTCTGCGCATGAGCTGATTTAAAGGCCCTCCATATATTCCCGTTTTCTACCGTAGGTGTTGATACCATCACGTGTTTGGCATCAACGAACGTTTTAGTACGTTCTGTAGCCAACTTGATTGGATTGGCTTCCTTGCCGGAGAACGCTGGGTATTTATCTATTTCATCAAAGAACACATATTTGATTGCCCTAGACGCTAGACTTGATGGTGAGTTAGCACCGGACAATACCATATAGTTGCCATTCGTGAAGTTTAGCTCCTTCTTCTGACTGGCGTTGGCATCATACATTTTCTCCAATGGTTCAGAGTTCTTTATCATCGGTTGTACACGCTTCTCACTATTAAACTCTGCCAGGGCATCTGTTGGATATACCATCATGACAGGTGCTTGTGATTGGTGTAGTGCATAACCAATCATATTGAGTTCTGCTTCCGTCTTACCTATCTGTGCACCGAAGCACAGTACGATTTGTTCAATCAGATCATTATTGAGCATATCCATAGGTTCTCGTAAGTATGGAGTACGGAGAGTGCGCCACGGCCCAGGTTCAGCACCGGTACTTGGCAGTACACGGAACTTATCAGCCCACTCAGATACGGTATACCGCTCTGGTGGTTTAAAGGCTTCCAGTTCGGGAGCTGTCCACGTAAACGAAAATTCATCGACGTTGTTTTTCCATGTCATAACAGATTCAGCTTTTGAATTCGTTTTATTTTTTCTTTTTGTGGTCGATTTCCGTTTTGGTGTACTTCCCTTCCCTCGAATAGCTTTCGAGGTACGTGTTGACACACTCATTCACCGTCCTCTCTACAATCACCCTTGTATCTGCATCTGGGAATTCTTTGCTAACCGCTTTGGCTAGCAGACCAAGGGATGACTTCAATTCTAAAACGCGTCCAGTCCATTCACGTTGTACATCGGCCACATCTATGTACTGACCATCTAGTACTTCGCTTAGTCGCTTTTCACGTTTCGCTCTGGCTTCCTTATAATCCGCCTCGGCTTCTAATTTTCGTTGCGCTGCCGACCTCGTTCCGTCCTTATCCTTTGACATTCCTAGCCAAACCAGGACTTCTCGAATGTTCCACCAACCGGTGGCCACCTTCGGCATACCTGCACGATTATGTCTACTGATCATTTCGGGTCCCAGGTCTAAGATTTGACATAAGACCGCAGTGGTTACTATGAGCTCACCGTGTTCGCTGAACTTGACTTTAGGTCTCTCGACTGCCATTTCTGACCCCCTTTCTAAGTGTCCTCTCCAAAAGTACTTTCTACTTGATTTTTTCTCTCACAGGCGGAACAATATCGCGCGGAGCCGACCACCGCTGGTTTTATCGCTCGGAAGTACCTTTTATCATTCATTCTCAAAATAAAAAGACAAAAGGTCAATGGATGAACTTTTGGAAGAAGTAAGCAAAAGGGACTACGTGGTTGTGCGTAGTCCCTAATGATACTTCTTGTGCTGTTAAGCCCTGTGGAGGTGTTGTACAAGAAAGGTATTCACTATGAACGTACCCTACAGTGTGTGGTAGTAGAGGACTTTCCCCGGCATCCTCTGCTCCACACTTGTAGACTATCATAAGTGTTACCTCTAATTGCATATTATATTTATTTATTTTTAGAAAACACTTGACAAAAGCTTCTCACTGCGTTCCGTTGGATATTATAGATTTGTGCTTCACTATAATTCATATCCTCAATGACCTCTTTCATGCTCATTCCAAAGTAGTATCTGTTCTCTAAGAACGTACGCTCAATGTCATTAGGTATCTTACATATCAATGTCCATAGTTCATATCGTTCTTTAGATAATGTACGGAATTCATTATTAAAGTCACGCTGCGCAGTGTTTAAATTAAGTTGTTGTTCTGGTGTATTCGACCGTTCGTCTTGTGCTTCCACCTCCAGGCGTTGTAGATGTGACTCAATGTCTTTCATGCGCCTACGACTATTCAGTAACCGTTGTAGTTTCCTAACCCCAGGATGCTTACTCCCAGTACATGACTTAGTATTCATAGGCATCACCTAAGATAACTTATGATGAGGAGCCAATACTTCCTCAGAATCAAACTTAAGAGTCGCACTCTTACATTGATCATGAACGGCAATCATCATAGCATTAACCAATAAGGGGATATGCTTATCATCTTTAGAGAACTGCTTAGCAATGGCAGTCACCAATTTGGTAGCCATATAGATTGCCGTAGTAGGGTTTGTATTTTCAATAGTGATATTACATGTTTCTGCATCATTGTTAGACTCAACAATAATACGCGCTGTTTTATCTTCCATAATGAGCCTCCTATACTTCTTGCCATTCTCTCAAGATTTCACTATATCTATACATCGTGATATTAGTTAGCTGATACGCAGCTTCGTTTAGGTTATACCGATTAATCCATGCTCGATAGACGTCAGTTAAGTAGTCTTGTAACTCAGCCTTTTGGCTAGGCGCAACCACATTGTCATGGAGGTAATACACCTCATCACCTTGGTCTACCTCTTCTTGGCATCGTTTGATATCATTCCCAATCACTTCATCTACGTTGATGTGCCCTGGGTAAGGTACAGCACGACCGATTACAATAGTCATACCTTCACATGGTTTACATTGTGCAGCTATCCAATGTAGTTCTTTTAACGCTTCATCCCAGGTATCACACGCCATAATATATTCATGACGATCTAATGTGACGTATCCGCCAAACAGTGGTTTCATTTCATCACCTCATTAATGTACCTATCCAAATACCACCGAGCCTTCTTAAGGTCCTCTAGCTTATCGCCTTTAGAACCGGCACGTGCAACATACTTAATAACATTCCCTAGATGGAACGATAGACCTTGGTCTTCAATGAAATCGATAACTTCAATCTTGCCACGATTATAATGTGAAGGATGGTCAATCGCATTAGTGATACAGTTAGGCTTTTTATTAGTGGTAACATCATATAAGTCTTTAACACTATCAGCCGTAATATAAGACTCAGTAGTTTCCGTTTTGGAAATAACTGGGGCAACTTCATTCACCTTTTTAGATTGATTATCTTTAGGTGATACCTTCTTCTTAGGTTTATTTAATTCTGCTCGGCACGTTGGACAGTTAACTGCTGGCCTACCTTTACCTGTCTGCTCGAACATCTTCCCACAGTTCTTACACTTAGCCATAACTTTCTCCTTCACTTCCTCTTTAGGTGGTTCATCTTTAGCAGGTGTTGGTAGCTTATCCTTATTAAGAATAGCCATTAACTCATCCGTAGCACATTGTTTACAATACTGCTCATCTTTTTTAGCTAAGAATGTACGTCCACACCGGATACATTTTCTTGCAAGTGGCATCTTACAGTCTCCTTTCTAAATATGGTTCATGGCTTTCCATTCTTCTAATAAGAAGATAGCCTTACCATGTTTTTGAGCATATTCAAATTCACCATTACACCCACGACTAGATTGCCAATCTGGACATAGTACTAAAATGTCACAATGGCTAAGTAATCCTAAACAGATATCTAATCCTTTTTGGTAATCATCACCAGTCAGATATACATAGCCATAGTTATGGATAGGTGATACATAGTCGTGGTTCAAATCATTTAGTACTAACTCACCCATGATTGCATCAATCTTTTTACGGTTGCTTTCCTTACCACCATAAGGATGTGCAACATATACAAGTTTTTTATTCATAGCTTCAACCTTTCACTGTAGTTCATCTAATGTTTCAATGTGAACCCATATCCCTGTGACTGGGTTCCAGTATTTTTCAGTAACCTCACTGCACACCTGGGCATCATCATTCCAATAGTTTAGCGAAGTCATACAATCTTTAAACAATTTAATAAGGTTATCTGTATCTGGCTTAGTGGTTTTCCATTGAGCCTTTTTACAATTAGCCTTACCAAAGCACCACTTTGTAACCAATCTAATCGGACCTTGTATTGGATCCGTAGGAGCATGTGGTGCTAGTTCTTCAGTAAATAACCTTCTGATAGCTTTTACTTCAGTCGATTCATAGAACCTTGGTGTGCCATTCTTAACAGTCACTCGTTTCTGTTGGTGGGTACCAGTGGGCACTTTACGAAGAGGGATAAAGAATTCAATTACCATTCTTAGCACCTCTCATAGCTAGTTCACTTTTATACCAAGCGTCACCATAAGTTTCATCTTCTTCAACAGGAACGCCAAATATACGAGCAGTAATGGTAAACGTTCTAATTTGGCTAGCGGTTACTTCAACTACAGGCAATTCCTCAAAGTATCCATCATACAATCGGATTACCTCACTATGTGCTATATGATTATTAACCAATGGCCGGATACTTTTAAATGGCTTCTTCTCACCACGTTCATACGCCCAGTCATTATTACCAGGAATAAAGCTCCATCCAGTATACTTACTTCCATCTTTCATAGTTACTCGCAACCGTACCCATAATTCATGGTGCCAGTCACTCGATATAATTGGATCCCAAGCCATATTTATTACACTTCCTTAATCTATGTCTAATACGCTTGATGTTGTTACCAATATAAGCACCTACATCACATTGCAAGTTACGTTCTTTAAGTTGTCTATCCATTCTAGCTTTGTACATTATGTAGCTAACACATGTACCATGACAGCCAACTGAACGCAGCTCACAATTCTTACATGGAGTTTTCATACAATCACTCCTTAATGTAGTTAGCAATCTTATAGGTTTTTGTTTCTTGTACAACCCACGATTTATTTTCGTACCCATGACGCTTTTCCCATGCTTGGAATACTTTTGTTAGTTCTTCACTTAGTTCGTCGATGTGTTCATTTTTAACATCTTTCATGTAATCATCTGACCATTCAGCGATTTCATCATCTAAGTTGTAATCACACACATTCCAAATCACACGTTCACCATCTATCTCAGGTACATATCGGTATGGATGACCTATTTCTATTGTTGTTTGCAATAACTCTTCTCGACTTAAGCTACCAAAATCTCCGTAGTCGTATTCGTTATCTACATAATCTGCGATAGCCATTTCAATACTATCTTGCGGTTCACCAGCTACTTCATCCTCACACCAACAATATTTCGTTTCATCTTTAACTAACATAAATTCACCCTCTAGCATTACATTCAAAAACTACTACCCAAACCTTTTTAATTGATTAGTTATAGGAGGCATATGGGTGGGGGAGTCTACGACCCCCACCATATGTACTCCAACTATCAATCAGATTCAAAATTTCAGTCATACCTATATATATATATAAGGTGTGGCGGAGCTATTGTTAACCTATTTTAAATTAATCTAGGTTAACATTTTCATTTGAAATAATTTCACCCATTTCAACTTTGAAGATAGGCATTTCTTTCAAATATCTTCTAAGAGTACTTTCAGATATTTGCATAATGTTCATGACCTCTTTTATATCAGCTCGACCGCTAAAGTTATTCTTAGCAGCGGCAATATTAAAGGCATCGACTAATTGCTGTTTTTTCTTTTCTCTAGCAGACTGCTTAGCCTTGTTCATTTTGTTAAGGCCTTTTTCTTGAGAGTCTTTAAACATAGCCATCGATAAGAAGCCACTATCATCGACTTTATGAATTGGATATTCAAACCACAGATCAACAGGTTTAAAGCGAGGGAACTCACGGAGTGTACCTTCCATTCTCCAAGCAGTACATTGGCTAGTATCAACTGGAGCACCTTCAAGTTTATTTTCGTCGAGGTTCTCAGCTTCGATTTCTAGTAAGTCGATTAAAGCATCTGGGTCTCGAGCAAATACACCGGAACCGGACGCACGATCCATAGACCGCTTACCAGTTTGATTCCCCTTAGAATGATGGTGACAATAGATAACTGCGCATTTAAGTTCAGTACATACCTTGTCAAATTGGTTACAGAAGTTAGCCATTTGGTCCGCACTGTTTTCATCACCAGTAATTACTTTGTAGATAGGGTCAATAATGATAGCCTTATACCCTTTCTTTTCAGCCCTACGGATTAGCTTAGGTGCTAATTGGTCCATAGGTAATGACTTACCACGAAGGTTCCAAATGGATATGTTATCTAAGTTATTTGGCGCCTGGTGTAGTGCTTCATAGACATCCTTAAATCGATGTAAACATGACGCACGATCAAGTTCCAAATTTACGTAGAGTACTTTACCCTGTGCGCAGTCAAATTCGAACCACGGTCTGCCTTCTGCAATAGAGATACATAATTGGATAAGTGCGAAGGACTTACCGGCTTTAGATGGACCAGCGATTAGCATCTTATGACCTTCACGAAGGATGCCATCAATTAAGCTAGGTGCAAGCTCTGGCATATTATCCCAAAGTACTTCTAAATCTTCTGGTTCAGGTAGGTCATCATTGACAGTGGCTATCCATTCTTCCCATTCCTTAAAGGACTCCTTACCAATATTTGTAGCGATTAAAAATTGAGGGTTACCAGCACGCATCACCCCAGGCATACGTGATAACCGGCTAGGGTTTTTATTTTGCTTGTCAACCTTAAATCCATTCTTCTGTACGATTTGGTATAGGAAGTCTACTCGATTACGGTATTCGGAATAATCATTGGCATCGATATGTACGATCGCATGGATACTCTTACCACCGCTATATACCATAGCTGCAATAGGTAACTCTAACTGCTCTAGGATAGCTTTTTGCTTACCGAGGTCCATATTGTCAGACTCGATAAGTGCAAATTTAAAGGATGATACATTATCATTCTTCACGCCTTTCCCATCTAATGCATTAAATCGTATCCAGGCACCAGCTTCTTCATCGAGTGTACCTATTGCATCATCAACCTTTTTATTAGCTCTCAGAGCGTCTAAAATTTGATTTTGCGTGCGACCATAACTACCTTTAGTTGGAGACTTAATTTCGGTGCCGTCCTTATCTTGATGGACATACACAGTATTTACATAGCCAACATAATCGTCTGGCTCAAACAAAGCTTGGAGATATCTTGTTAAGTCCTCCACACGTTGTTCTTGAGGATAGTGCTTTGGAATGTCAATGTCAGAAGCTTCTACCCATGTCTTATCAATAATTTTGTATGGATCTGGATTAGCCATAACCATAGTTCCAAAAGGAATTGCTGTTGCATCCCATTGAGTACTACGGTTAGATATCCATCCATTCTCCTTCGCCATCTGCGTGATAGTGGCCCCTGTAATTTGTTTACCAGTGTATGCACCGAATGAATTCCACTTAGCTTCACATTCACCAGGATGGAACCGTTCCCCGTCATTAGATGACCATTCTTCCCATACAAACATTGGATACCCTTCATGGTGAAGTGCAAGACCTACGTTTAGCCATTCTTCGTAGGAGCAATCGACTGGGTCGATAAACTCCAATACTTCTCTTAAATCTAACTTTTTCTGTTCCATTTGCACTCCTTTATGATGGTTGGTACGTCGCCGGTTTAACTCCTTTCGGTATTCTCCAACCACTAGCACTAATTCGGCTTATCATGTTAGATGCTTGGGTATTAGTCCAAGTGCCAACATTCTTAAAGCCTTTGTTTTCTAAAAATCTAATTTGTTTCGGAGTAGATAACCCCTCTGCCTTACGTTTGTGCAATCTATCAATGAGTATGGATGCTTTACCGGCATCTTCGATATGGTCCGGATTAAGTCCAAAGTCCTCGATAGTTTTCTTTTGTTTATCCGTAATGCTTGATACTTGCCACCCGAACGTCGGTACATAATGGGTTAGATCCTCAGCTTGAATAGAAAATTCAAATTGTAATGGGTCTACTAATTTAGCTTTTTTCTTACGCATTGCTGCAAGCTCTTTGGCCAATGCAGCTTCACGTTCAGCTAGTACATCACGTTCGGCTTCTGCTTCTGCTGCCTCTAAGTCCATGCTTGAAGTTTCAAGTATTTCCGTCATTTTAATCGCCACATCATTAGACTTGGCTATTAGGTGAGCAGGTCTACATAGTGAGTGCTTCTCATAGTGCCATAGGAAGTCGAGCACTAATAAGTGGTCTTTTCCTTCGCATAACCTAGTACCACGGCCAATCATTTGCGTATATAAGGCTCTTGATTTAGTCGGTCTAAGTACGATTACGCAGTCAACACTAGGGCAGTCCCACCCTTCTGTCAGTAGCATTGAATTACAGAGTACGTTGTATTTGCCATTGGCGAAGTCCTCTGTGATTTCGTTACGGTCTTTACTATTACCATTTACTTCGGCAGCATTAAATCCACGTTCAATGAGCATCTTGCAGAACTTTTGACTCGTTTCAATGAGTGGCAAGAACACCACTATTTTTCTATCTTTGTAGTCAAGTAACGTATCTGCAATTTGTTCTAAGTATGGATCCAATACTCTGCCAATATCACCGGCTTGGAAGTCACCTGCCGTTATCTTTACGTTAGTAAAGTCAATATGTAATGGTAGTGTCTGTACTCGTATCTTCACCAGGTAGCCACTACTGATAGCATCACGTAGTGTGTATTCATAAGCTAGGCTATCGAATACTTTACCTAAGTTCTGCATATTAGACCTATCTGGTGTAGCAGTAACACCGAGTATATCGGCTGTGTCAAAGTAGTTTAATATAGCTTGATAGCTCATCGATAAAGCATGATGTGCTTCATCGATGATAATAGTATCAAAGTAGGATTTGCTAAAAAGAGCTAGCCGGCTATCACGACATAGGGTCTGTACAGAACCGACTATAATGCGGTCCCATTTCCCTATGCATGATTGTTCCGATTTCTCTATTGCTGTAGTCAGTCCAGAGGCTTGCATGATTTTATCTGACGCTTGTTGAAGGAGCTCTTCACGATGTGCCAGAATTAATACACGCTTACCTCTTCTGACTGCCTCCTCAGCAATTTTGGCAAAACATATAGTCTTGCGTTAACCGCACCCCGTTGGCAACACCAACAGGGTACGTCTATTCCCTTTCTCCCACTCTGACCATACGGCATTGACTGCCTCTGTCTGATAGGGTCTTAATTCCATTAGAACCCTCCGAAGCTATCGGCTTTAGGTTGAATGAACTTCTTGATTTCATTGGCAGCACCTTCTGTACCGTCATTCTTTTCATAGCGTCTATGACTTAGTTCAAATTGACCTGTTTTGCCAATCAAAAGGTCAGGATTTGCCATAAACTTTTCACCTGGTTTAGCCAAACCAGTAGCGATAAATACATTAGATACTTTCCACATCATGGAGGGAATCCAGTACAATCTTTCAGTGACTTTGTTTTTACCTTGTTCGCCACCGTCAGCCTCTAATGTGATAACTGCTTTAGGTGTGTTAGCCGGGATTTTAGCAGTGGCTACATCTGTATAGCCTTTTTCCACATTTGTAATAACGAATGGATATACACCTGCAGGAAGGAGTGTAAATTCTTTTACCTCAGCTACTACTTCAGAGTTAAAACCTAATGCTTCTGTTCCTAATTGTTCAAATGCGCTGCTCATAATCTGTTACCTCGTTTCTTATTTATTAATGAATTCAACAATTTTGTCCCACATAGGGATAATCCAACCTGATACGAATGCTGGATCATAGTTTTCAAATGGAGTACCTTGTGGATATTTACCACGAGCCACTACCACAGACTGTACTTGGTCTAATGTCACACCATCTTTAGCCATTAAATCTTTTAAAGGTTTAGGGATAGCTGTTTCAACTAATGGTGTTTCATCTTCTACAGGTTCAGTCTTTGGTTCTGGCTCTACTTTTGGTTCTTCCTTAGTGATTACTTCGCCTGTTTGTTGTTTGGCCGCTTCAACCACTTCTGGTGCGTAGTCCTCAGTGCTAGCATTAGCTAATTCATCAGCCGCAGCAGTTGGTAGAACATCATCAGGAATTACGTGAGCGATTTGGCTATATTCAAATGGCATCACATCAGGCAATCCGTGACGGTTCTTAGCGTCCCACGCCGGAGAGTGTGTAGCGTACATTAAGCGTTTACCATTGACTGCTTTTCTCTTATTGCTAGTGGATGTAATGATTTCGTTTTTGTAGTTAGCAAAGAGAACCATGTCCGCCCATTCTTTAATAAGAGGAGAAGTTTGGCTACCAGTTTTCTTCCCTAGCTTTAATTCAAAACGATCATATGCACCTAACTCATCAGGCTGTTCAAACTTACGGATTTGTGTATGTGCAGTAAGTACTACATTCATCCCGGCATCAATTACTTCATCAAGGAGGTTAAGGAAGCGTCCCATTTCTTCACGTACAAATACATAGCCTGTACCATAAGGGAACTCTTCAATACCCTTCTTTTGATGTTGAGCACAGATGTGTTCTACACATAACTGTTCAGCCCAATCGACGGTATCAATCACTAATGTTTGATAGCCACCTGGCATCATGGCAAATTCCTTTACGAAGGAGATAAGCATTGTCCATGATGTAGGCTTTTCAGTACGAGCCACATCTAAGTGGTCGGTACTGCTTTCTGTATCAATGAATACTGGAGAAGGGAAGTGACTAGCGAAGGTAGTTTTACCAATACCCTCGGTACCATACAAAATAACTTTTTGAGCTCGTTTACGTTTACCTGTTACAATCTTCATTAAAATTCACCCCAATCATCTGTTACTTTAGGTTCTTCTGTTACATCTTTTTTAGGTTCTGCTTTAGGTTTAGATTTAGCCTTAGTAGTCTTACCTGTAGTACTAAATTCTTCGCCTTTAATGTGGCCATCTTCAATGATGATGGAGCATTCATCCAGGTTGTTTGTTACGCGAGTTGCAATAACTTGTAAGCCTTCTTGCTCTAACCAACCTCCAAACTCTTTCATTGTTTCGAGGTCCATTTGCTCCATTTTGTCCATTAAGACAAATCCACATTTAGGGTTGAGCGCTCTAACGATGGCTGTGGCCACTTTCAGTTGCTCGGCACCACTCATGCAGTCCCATTGTCTGCCATTGTAGATAAGCACACCTTCCTGAATAGATAGACCAGGTAGTGGCATATCCACAGACTCAAGTAATTTATTTTTACGATCACGAATATCTTGAATGCTATCCGTTAACTCATCGTATTCTTGTTTGAAGTCTGCAGCTTCTTGTAAAGCACGTTGTCGTTCTTGGTTAGCACGTACTTTAGAGTTGATTTCATCAACAGACTTAATTTGTTCTTCAAGTTCTGATGTAGATTCATCCTCTAAATCTTTAGCTGCAGTAGTTGCAATATCATAGTCTTCTGCTAACTGTGTTTGTTTTGCCTGTAGCTCTTCTAGTTTTTTCTGAGCTTCATCAACTAAGTTATTGACAGTCACCATTTGTGCCTTGATAGCAGATACGTTATTTCGTTTCTTTTGGTTCTCAGCATTACGAAGGAGAATATCTTGCTGTTGTTTGATAAGTTCAGATGCGCTTACAGGTTCATTAGGTGCATCATCATACGCTGGTAACTCTTTGGCGTATTTGTCTTTCTGAGTGGCAATTTGCCCTATAGAATGACGTTTAGCGTATACCTCTTGGTATTCACCTTCGAGCTTCTTCAACTCGTCTTCTACGCCCAATAATTGAAGTAGTTCGTTAGCCTTTTCTTTGTCGCTCATTTCCATGAACTTAGGAAGGTCTAGGGCAAGTTGACCAATGAATGTATCTAAAATCTTTTGGCCAGATTTCTTACCTTCTGGATCAAGTACCTTAAGAGTGCTATTAGCACCAGTACGAGTTACTACCAAGCCATTGGATAGCTTTACTTCAAGTTTAGGTGGATTATAACTACCTTCACGTGCAGCGCTGGAAGGTTCAAATTTAGCACCGCCAAGCGCCCATGCGATGGCATCTAAGATAGACGTTTTACCTTGGCCATTCTTTCCACCTATAACAGTTAGGCCATTTTCTGTAGGTTCATATGAAACGGCTTTGACGCGTTTCACGTTCTCTAACTCAAATGAGTTAATTTTAATCTTGTCCATAATGGTTACCTTTCTTGTATTAGTAATCTTGTACTTGGAATATTGTTTCGATTGGAACTTTAAGCCCATTTGCTATTTGTACGGCTGTCTTAAATCTGGCCACACTCTTATTCCTTAAATAGGTGTACAGTGTGACGTAGTGGATACCACATATTTCAGCAGCACCTTGTACATTCAGTTTTCTTTTAGTTAGCAAGGCTTTAAATTCATCAGGCTTTAACTTATACCCGAATCTATTTCCCCATGAGTTTTGCTTTATAGTCGTACGTTTAAATAAGCAATTAAAGGACATTCGTAGGCTTTTAGCTATGTGTTCAGCAGTTGATACACGGCAACAATCACCACGATTTAGCTTTACAATGTTAGGACTAATACCGATTTCATGACACCAGGCAACGAAGCCGTATATCGTACGTTCATAGACCAGCTTCTTTATATCGAGCCCCTTTCTTAGTACAGCCATGTGTATCACTGGCTGTGGGCCACTATAATCTTTCATAACTAATCACCTCACCAAATAATACAGGGATTTGCACATTAAATATGGACGCTATGGATTGAGCAGTGTTATAGTCTACTCTGTTTCCAAGCAGTAATCTTCGCATGGTAGATTTCGATAGTTTCGCAGCATCTTGTATGGACTTCTGCGTTTTATACTTATCTGCCTTAGCGTTCCATAACTTATAGAACACATCCTGGCGCAGTCTAAAATTTCTTTCAGTGCGTGCCATGTAATTGTTCCTTTAGATACTTAATACGTTCATGTTGGTTAGCGGATATGATCATTAATCCTCCTAACATGATTTGCATTAAATAACCACCGAATGTCACTCGGTCAAGTTCTAGGGAGCCCATAGCTCCGATGATTAAGATGAAGCCAACTATTTTTATTACAGTTATCATTCTTGTACCCTCACGTTATAGAATTGTTTTTAATATCCATAAGCTGACTCCTACTGCTGCACCAACAGACACGATAAGACCAAATGTCAGCAGGATGAGTCCAAAAAATTCTTTAACATTAAAATCCATTTTTTTTACCTTTATAGAATTAATGAATATGAGCTTCTTTGAATTCTTTATCAATTCGGCTAGCCGTCCACCCTAGAGTATTAGCTAAGTAGAATCGGAAGCCTTCTTTGTCAATGGAGAAGGTGCGACCCTTCTTTCCTTGACAATTCCAACATTGAGCGAATGGGAATTTATCCCTGGCGATACATTCACGTACCGCCGTTAATGTCCATCCAAGAACGGTAGCCATTTGGCTAACTGCGATGGTTTTCTTTATCATGACTACCTCCTATTTAGTAACTAATGATTTCAATTCAGCTACTTCCTTACGAAGTTGTTCAAGTTCACCATTCTTTGCTTGTGGTTCGTATTCAGAACCTTTACCAGTACGGAACGCGGCATTAATATTGAATTGAGTCTCACCACCTAGTGTGATACCGAAGCCTAAGCGGACTTTTTCATTAGGGCTATAGAACGCACCAAGTGCTACTGCATTCGCATTACGGTAATGACCGTAGCTAATAGCAAAGTTACCTTTGTCATTTTTGTTGTATTCCAATGGATGTAGGCCTGCTAATGCTGCGGAGCTTGCGCCTAACTTGTTCATTCTTTGGTTAACATTGTTGAAGCGATTACCTAAATTATCGATACGTTGATTAGTATCAGATACACGATCATTTACTTGGTTAATCGCATGAGTGTTAGCATCTGTTTTAGCTACTAAATTATTTACTGTATTAGCTGTTGCATTTGCTTTGCCTTTAAGGTCTGCAATGTCTTTTGTATTTACCTTTACTTGACCTTGGGTAGTAGTAAGTGCACCTGTTAGATTGTTAATAGCAGTAGTGTTAGTGTTAACAGTGCCTTCAATGTTATTAATGCGGTTAGTGTTAACGCCAATATTATTAGCATTTCGATTAATTTGTTGAGTGTGTCCATTTACTGTGCCTCCGATAGTATTGATTTCATCGTACGCAGCGTATAGTTGGCTACCGTTTACTGCGTCTAAGGAGTCAGCCTCTACACGGCCAGCGCTAACGTTTTGGAGTTGTCGGTTGTAATACTTAACACCGCCAGCACCAGCTCTACCACGAGAACCGAAGCTAACCACACTTCCCGGTTGTTCCCCGGCGAAGATATGGCGTGTACCGTTAAGGTCTACACCATCAACACCTACCGCATCATCGGTCACTGCGTTAGTGCCGATGGCCACTGCGTTAGGCTTATCAGAGATTGTATTGTTGCCAAATGCGATAGCGTCAATCGCTACAGATTTAGCATGGGTACCAAATACTAATGCGCCTTGGCCACTAGATTCGGAGTTAGAACCAAACACTAATTGCTCTTTGTCAGCACCGATTTTATTGTTGTACCCAACTACGGCGGATTGGCCACCTGCGACTGTGCCATTGTTAGCGCCAACTGCAACGGAGTTTTCTCCAGTTACATTATTGGAACGCCCAAAGGCCACACTGGATTCACCGGATACGAACGCACCATTACCAATAGCTACGCTATCATAGGAAGCTGTTCTTGCTTGGTTACCAATCGCTACTGTGTACTCAACTAAGCTTTCAGCATGGGAGCCAAATGCAAAGGAGTTACGACCTGCTGCAGTAGCATTATTACCACCTGCGAAGCCATTTTCACCAGTTACAGTATTGTTAGTGCCGAACGCTAATGCGTTATTAGCGTCGATAGTATTTTTGTAGCCAGATACCATTGAGCTATGGGAAGTAGCTGTGATGTTATTGTCAGTGCCTGCTAAAGTATTGTTATTAGCAGCCATTACATTTACTGCTAAGGATGCGATTGTTGCTGTCATTAAAATTGTTTTATTCATGGATAAATACCTTTCGTTGTTGTATACTTAAGTTAATCGAATTATTATTTGATTGGCCCTGTCGGTATGTCCGGTACCGATGGGGTTATTTTGTACGTCTAGCATAGATTGGTTGACCACCTTTTCTAACAGGTAGCACTCGTTCTTTGCTAGTCATTTGTTGGTAAGTAGATACCAAAGTGACCCTTGCGTTGATTAGATCACTTACACATTGGACTTCTTCCAAGTAGCCATTATCTAAGGTTGTAATAATAAACCTATCCAAAGCGGCTACCACTGGAGCTATGTCCGGTACTTGTTGCTTCATAGTGAATACCTCCGTGTACGAAATATCGGACAATTAAGTTAAAAAAATTTGTTCGAGACCAAGCTCAGTAGACAATGCTTTCTTAACCAGTACCGCTTCGGGGAAGGTAAATGGACGCTTGCCATTCATCTTTTCATTGAGCGTCTGGTACTTAAGCCCAGTCTCTCTCGCTAAGTCTTTACGTGTCCAGCCTTTACGAGCTAGTTCTGCGTTAAGATTTGGATACATTAGTTTCTCACCTCCTTAGTTATGAATAAACATATCTGATGTCCGATATTTCGGATATCTCTATGGTTTTAGTATAGCTTTATATTTCGGACATGTCCAATAAACAGTTGTTGAAGTTTAGTTTAAACATAATTAAATATTGAAATATCGGATTTACATATAAAAATTCATATCTCATTATTGAAATATCAGACAGTGCATATTATAATTTACATATATAGTTAATTGATAGGGAGTTATTATCATGACTAGAGAAGAATATTTAAAAGGTAAGATTAAAGAATATGGGATGACTCAGCGAGAATTCGCCGCTAACATAGGGATGCCTTCTTCAACATTGTTTTCCATATTGCGCAATGTGGGAGGTGCATCAATAGATAATATTATAAAAATATGCAAAGGCTTACATATTAGCCCTGAAGAATTAGCTAATGTAGGAAAGCCTATCCTAACACCTAATGAACGTAAAGGCTATTACGCGGATGCTGAAACAGCTGAGTTTGCAGAGTACCTACGCACACGACCAGGGGCTCGTATGCTCTTCTCTGCCGCCAAAGATATAAGTAAGGAGGACCTAGAAAAAGCAGTCGAATATATAGAGCTTTTAAAATTAAAAAACAAATAATACACAAGGGAGAGTGTTATATTGGTTGTAAATTTGATTTACTGCGACTTGCCACATGCCAATGCCGTGTCAGAGGAATGTGAAGATATAGATACCCATAATATCTATATAAATAAAAACCTCCCTCACGATCGTATGAGGGAAGAAATTAAACATGAATTAATTCATATTGTGAATGATGATTTTTATTTAGACTATCATGTTAATTTAGTTGAGGAAATGGTTCGACGCTCAACACTTAATGACAGTGAGCTTGAATCCATAGAGTTTTATCACCATTTCATTGATAATTAAGGGAGATATATCATGAAATCAAAACGCCCAATTATTGCATTTATTATTTTTATTATTGTTTGTATATCTGCAATTTCCTTATTGCGTCCTTCCCCGTCTATTGAGTTTAAAGATGAAGTAGTCCTAGGACATACGACCACTCAAGTGGTATTAGAGGACTGGACAATACTATCTGCTACAGGTAGCTATGACTCTAAAATTACCTTAGACAATGGTAAATCTGTAGATGCTAAGTGGTCAATCGTAGAGGATATACCGCCTAGCTATCGACTAGATATGTTTCCTCACTCCTTCTACCATCACCATATCTACATCGCACCTGTACAGCCAGGTGTGGCCAAAGTGATGACTGAGCTAAAGCCAACAGTTACCTACTATCTTGGCGGTCAAGAAAAACAGATTAAATTAAAGTAGTAAAAAAAAATAAAGCGACACCGAATTAACGATGCCGCCGCTTGAAACCAAATAGCACGGGGTGGTGTATTTAGTTTTACCTGTACACATATTATACTACCTCCATGCTATCTATGACAAGGAGGACATTCATTTATGGCGATGAAACGAGCTAACGGTTCTGGATCCGTTTATAAAATGAAACATAAGCCCTTACGCAAGCCTTACCGTGCAGTCGTAACTATTGGCTACGATGAGACCGGCAAGTGTAAGCGTAAGACGATTGGCTACTATGCTAAATCAAAAGAAGCATGGGACGCCTTATCAGAGTATGGTATCTACCCAGAGAAGTTCGAGACGAAGAAGGTATTATTTAGTGAGTGCTGGCGATGGATGATAGCTGACAAAGAGCGAAAAGGAATAGACGTCAAAAAAGGCGGATATTCGACCGCACAAGCGAAGTTAACCTCGATTTGGAATAAACCTATACAAGAAATTAAACTCGTACATCTACAGGCTATAATCGATGAAAATAGCCATTTAAGTCGTTCATCTATAGCTATTATATTAAAAGGATTGAACGGTGCCTTTGAGTCTGCAATTAAGAACGATATCATCGTTAAAAATTACGCAGCACTTCTCGAGCTAAAACCGGCTGAGAAATCAGACATACATAAACCGTTTACAGAGGCTGAAATTCAAACTATATGGGAACATTCACACATGGATATAGCCAAGCTCTTATTAATGTATATCTACTCCGGTATGCGACCTATAGAGCTGTTATCCATAAAACTCGAGAATGTACATCTGGATAAACGCTATATCATTGGCGGTGTAAAAACAAAAGCCGGCAAGGATAGATTAATACCTATTGCCGACTGTGTTATGCATTTTTATCGCGAAATTTACGCCAAGGCGAGCGTTTCTAAATCTGATACACTTATCCCTCAAGGATACACTTCAAAGTACCTAGGAAAGCCAATAAAACGATTTTGTAAAGAGATTGGTATATCTGACCACTTACCACACGATACTAGACATACGTTCATAACTTTGGCTAGTAATTATGGAATGGATCGTTATATTCTAAAAGCTATCGTTGGCCACACGCAAAGTAAAGACATTACTGCAGATGTGTACACCCATAAAACGATTGAACAGTATATTGAAGAAGTAAATAAAATACCATCATCATTTAGTTAAAAGGTTGTGCAATGGTTGAGCAACGCACACAAATTTTAACTAATTTTAAAAGAAAAAGCACAGTACCTATACGCATAAGTACTGTGCTTTGTGCATTTGTAGAACTGTATGTATTATTTAGAGTACAATTCGACGATAAGTGTTTCGTTAACTTCGATAGGAAGTTC